GAACAGGAGAATGACATGAACATATTAAAAAAAATTATGCAGCGTCTGTGCGGTTGCGGAAAGCATGATGACCGTGAAAACGGGGAGTTACTTACAGCACAGCTGCGACTGGGACCGGCAGACATTCTGGAGTCAGATGAGAATGGTATTATCCCGGAGCAGGACAGGGTAATCACGCAGGTGGTGATACTGGATGCGGATAAAAAGCAGATACAGTGCGTGGTAAGACCGCTGCAAATCCTGCGTGCTGACGGGACGTGGGAAAATATTGGCGGGATGAAATAGCCCGACAGCTTCACAAAAACCGGAGTCCGGCTCCGGTTTTTGTTGTCATGTATGGGGGCTGTTTGTTATGACTCCCTGTGTTTGGAATGAATATTTAAATAGGGAGTTTTGTCATGCCGTTAACATCAGCTATTGCATCCAATTCATTTTCCACCGGAATGCAGGTTCTTCGTGCTCAAATGGCCGCCAGTGGCGGTGGAGAAATTACAGTAGGCGGGCAGACGGTCCGTATCACATATAGTGAAACGGATGGTCGCTTTCTGGCGAGTGGGGGCAATAACAGTTTGCTTTCTGGATTATTACTTACAGGGCTTAATGGTGGTCCTGAAGCGCTCAGGGATATAATGTTAAGAATGGTTTCAGGTTCAGGTAACACACAATCACATGGTGATATTGAGGGGAAAATATCACAATGTAAGTTTTCTGTTAATACGGAGAGCCTTCAGTGTCCATCCGAGGCGGTTCGATGCCCAATTATACTGGATAAACCAGAAGAAGGTGTGTTTGTTAAAAATTCAGAAGGTTCTTTGGTTTGTACCTTATTTGATTCGGTTTCTTTTTCTCATTTGGTTCGCGACGGTGGGAAGCACCCGCTAACACGAGAACCAATAACGTCATCAATGATTGTAAGTCAAGAACAATGTATTTATGACCAAACCAAAGGAAACTTTGTCATAAAGGATAAGTGAAATAAATATTACCCAAGCTATATGTTAACTGCCAGTTGCTTATATGAAATGCTACAGATGTTCAGGGTATAAGGATGTGGTAATTGGTGTACTGGATGCAGCTAAAAAGCATATACAGTGAGTGGTGAGGCCGCTGCAAATCTGGCGTGCTGACGGGGAAATATTGGCGGGATGAAATAGCCGACGGATTCACAAAAACCGGAGTCCGGCTCCGGTTTTTGTTGTCATGTCAGGGAGATGTTTGTTATGAAGCCCAGAGGAAATATTTATCTGTATGAAGGAATATGGTAATGCCTGGATTAGTATCATATATATCATCGACTTCATTCGCGAATGAGATGGCGGAGATGCGTCAGCAGGTAATGGAAGGGCAGATTGGTGGATTTCTCCTGGGAGGGGAGAGAGTTAGAGTTTCTTATTTATTTCAATTGCATTAATATCTTGAATGGATTACATAGAGTTAATGTATCCAGTACTCCCTATTCTCTTGCATATAATACATGTTGCAACTTACATCTCAGCGCTATGAAAAAACACCACCTCTCTCTTTATGAAATTCTGGATTTACCAAGCGCTAATTTATCATTTCAATCTACCTTTAAGCATTGCATTTATCTCCCTACGAGGTCATACTTTAGGAAGTTAAATATGAATGATAATATACCTACAGCGCGAAATCACAAACAATCGACTTGTATTACAGAAAAAACATGCCTATCTTTTTAAACTTCACAGCAGGCAGTATCTTACCTGAGAATGAGCTAGCATCTTTACGTTATATTGTGCAGCAAAATCAAAATGATACTGTAATCATAAAAGAACGTTATAAAATGGATATCCGTTATATCGAATCAGTCAATGGTTTTACAGTAAATCCTGTATGCAGTAATCATTTCTCCATATTTATGGCGAGACAAAACACTATTGCTCGCAACCTGGAACAGCAGATCAACAACGGACGAAGTTTTGCACAAATATCTCAGGATTTTATGCTTCAATTATCTTCAAATATAGGATGGAAAAAAGGGGCCGAAAACGCCCTTAAAAATAAAATCCATTCTCATTCATTTGTTGTAAATCCTGATGAATTCTCTTGCGACACACAATTTCTTAAGTGCCCAATAACATTATGCGTTCCAGAAAAAGGGGTTTTTGTCAAGAATGCACTGAACTCCAACATATGCACTCTTTATGATAAGTCTGCGTTCATGAATCTCACAAGAGAACATCTACCCCACCCTCTCAGCAGGGAAAAGATAGTAAAAGAAATGATTATTGAAAGGAATATGTGTTATTTTGACACCATAAGTCAGCATTTCATAATTATGGATGCAGACCAACAGAAACAGCATTGTAAATAAAATGTAATAATTACATACTATTAGTGATTCTCATGCATCGTAAGCGGCTCGCCAGAACCGTATTGATATTTACTGAGCGCTCAGATCAACTTTCCATGGCAACAGATCGCGTACCGGTTTGCCGGCCAGTCCTGGATATGCTCCCGCCGACAATATTAATGGCCAGGAAATGTTTAAAACAATGATTCTGTTTCCTAACCATCAAGTGTATATGCTGGCTCAATTACTCAATATCTATGGGTTGAGTTCTACCCAAAGTGGCTCTGTAGTCGCTTCTTCTTACAGTATGTTCAGGTGTTGCAGGCACAGTTGTGGAGCGTAGATGCGTTGTTGGTTTACCATGCTCTGGTACATAAAAAACGCCAGTGCCATGGTAACCTGATATAGAAACGTTAATTCCGCGACGTTCAAACTCGGCATAGACGTGTTCTGCTAAAGACCTCTTTTGACCAAATAATGCCCTGGCCAACCAGCCGTTATTCATATTTGCGGATTTTTCTATTTCATCAGGAGAGAAGTCTTTGTTTTTTATTATGTTGGCTGAGTTACAGGATGTTAATCTGATATCATCTATTTCATGAAGATTATGCTGAACAATGCGGTCGACAATATCTGACGGTGATAAAAATTCATCTCCGCACTTAAGAAGAGGTAGACCAGCAGAACCATGCCCAGACAGATAAATTTTGTTGTATTTTCCTAGTGTTAAATCATCTGGCAGGATGGTTTTCATCTCTGTCGCTGTAATACTTATAGCTGCAGCAGCAACAACATCGCTATTACTTGATTGTAGATGGCTTTTATTTGCTCCAGGATATGTAAACTCCATTTTCCTTTTATCAAAATCTTGTTTTGTAGCATCATTCAGGAATAATAAATCATACGGTTTTTTCCCCGTTGTGACTCTTGAAACATTTTGGCCAAGAATATTAAGAGTATAGTCATTAACGGATTTCATTCCTAAAAAAACAAGTAATCCTTCTTTCTCTTGCGCTTTTTCGATTGTTCTCCCTGCTAAAGTTATTGGGATGGATTGAGATTGTTTTGTCGGAACTGATACGCTGGCGCTAATAGGTAGTAGGGTTCTTATGCAAAACATACAACCTCTTTCTTAATTTTCGAACCTGTTTAGGATTCTGTGTAAATTCAAAATAAACCTGTCTGAACATTCCTAACAAACATCCACCGGACATGACAACAAAAACCGGAGCCGGACTCCGGTTTTTGTGAAGCTGTCGGCTATTTCATTCCGCCAATATTTTCCCACGTCCCGTCAGCACGCAGAATTTGCAGCGGTCTTACCACGCACTGTATCTGCTTTTTATCCGCATCCAGTATCACCACCTGCGTGATTACCCTGTCCTGCTCCGGAATAATACCATTCTCATCGGACTCCAGGATGTCTGCCGGCCCCAGTCGCAGTTGTGCTGTAAGCGACTGCACGTGTTCACGGCCATCATGCTTTCCGCAACCACACAGACGCTGCATAAGTTTTTTTAGTATATTCATGTCATTCTCCTGTTCTGCCTGTATCACTGCCCACTTCATTCAGCCCCTTAACATCCTGCCACGGCCCGTCACCAAACCTGACCTGCAAATGCCGAAACAGCCCCTGAACCTGTGTGGTATCTTTGGGGTCAAGAAAGGTCAGTCCGGTGATGAGCGCACCATCTGTATCCGGGAACCAGCCATTGCTGTTTGTCTCAATAATGTTTCCCGGCCCCAGACGGAACCGTATTTGCGTCTCCCCCGGGTCGCCCTTCGG